ACGTTAATTAACTCTCTCATTTTCAATCGATTACATAAGAATTAACAGAGTATTGATATTATAGTACGACGTATTTGTTGGCGTATATTTTATATATCCAGTTACGATAACTATAGGTATAGTTTGTAAGTATGTCTTCTGTGTATTTTGCAAACATGCTAAATCTTTTGGCGATATTGCGCATTTTCTTTACGATACCATAATTCGCTGCGAATTTTACTATTTGCATTGATTTAAAGATAGACATACCTATTTTTGCCGCCATATATTTGTATGAAATACCTCTGTCTATAAATCTTCTGCCATAACCAAAACGATTACAAGTTTTCACCGCTTCCGTATATTCTTTCTTAGAATGTGGGTTGCGCTTCTGCTGAATCATTTGTTCGGCAAAGTTTTTTCGACGCTGTATTTGTACAAGCAACATTGCGACTAAAACATTTTCTAAATTCTTGATTTCTTGTGCATAGGCATTCTTTTTTAAGTTTACATCAGGTTTAAATTCAACACTTGGCAGGACAACGTTGCGGTGAGCGGTATGACTGTGCAACGATTTGAAAACGAGGTGCTTTTTATCAACGCCCGTTTCTTCAATCAAGCCCATGCTGCGCAAAGTAGCCAATCTTGCCTTTATAGCGTTCACGCTTACGCCTGTTATATCATGTAATTTGTTAATATTCCAATTCTTAATGATAGAATTGCGAGAGTGCGCTTTTACAAACAAAGAAAACGCTATCGCCTTTCTTAACTCGGAATTGCGATACATTTGATTTACTATATATCTCTTTACTTTCATGTTTGTAAAAACAAAAGCGACAAGGTTGTGTACTTACCTCGCCGCTTCGTATTTAATGCGTTTGTAAAAACGCGCCTAAATCCATGTTCGACACTTCACGATGTACACGGGTCGTTAAGTGGTGCATTGTAGCAATACTTTTGCTTTTGCACGCCACAAAATTAATAAAACATTCTCAATCTTAATAACTTTCTATTAATTATTTATAATATTTTAAGAGTTTGTATTGAAATTCTATTAGTTTTTACTAACTTTGAAGCGATAATTATTAAATTTATTGCTTATGATGTATTCACAAACAGAACAGTACCTTTGGGCTGACCGCATTCTAAATGCCGTTTGTGCGGTTGGTGGCATAACCTTTATGCAACTGGTGTCGGAGATTAAAACGGCGAAAACTAACGAGCTTCGCGGCTTGTACTGTCTTATAACAAGAGATTATAACATTCATCCTGAACGCGCCGCACGGCTTATTTCTCGCACAAGGCAGAATGTTATCAACCAGACACGCAGATACTGGCAGTATATGCAAGCCAAAGACAAAACTATCGTGAGTTTATACAACAAAATCAAGGACTACCTAAAACAATACGACAATGAGAAGGGATTATGATGTAACAATACCGGATATGCTGTTCCCAACGGACAACGAACTGGAAATACCTACACTCGACATTAACATGCAAGCTCGCGAATGTCAGATACCATTCCTCTGCTTCGGCGAGCAAAAGCGTACATACAACATGAATGGGCAAGGAACGCTGCATTTTTATACTGATGACTATCGCTTTACATCGGTATACGAACACCCTGAAAAGATATTTAAGCAGCACCGCCCTGCGAATATCGTAGAGCCAAACTTTTCGCTTTACAACGAAACGCCAATATCTTTCGGTATGCAAGCACTTTACAAGAAGCGCTGGATAGCTCGCGCGATGCAATCCCGAGGCATCGGAGTATTCGTCGACCTTAACGTAGCGCAGAAATGGTACCAGCTAAACATGCTTGGTGTTCCGCGCGGCTGGCAGGCTTTTGCAACTCGCGGTTATTCGAACAGACTAAACAATCTCGCGTTTGAATTGTCAATCGCCAAAGACTGGGCGCTCGGCAAGACCCCTTTGTTTGTGATATACGGCGGTGGCAACGAGTGCCGGCGGTTCGCCCAAGAGAACGGGTGCGTATATATCAACCCTGTCGTTACGACAAAAAAGAAGCTTGAAGCCGTAAAAAAGATACAGGAAGGCGTTGCGTTCTTCAACGAGGAGTTTTCTTTGAAGAAGGAGCTGGAAAAGCTCACACCGTTTACGCATCAGATAGAAGATTATTCTAAGATGAATAAACAAATCGGAGAAAACAAAGAAAGTTTATCCGAGAACGAATAGGATTTGTGTTCATATTAACAAAAGCAGTACCTTTGCTTGAAACATAAGCAATAGGTTAAGTTTAGGGAGGCTGGCTCGTGAGAGTCGGTCTTTTATTATATATATTATTGTAGTGAACCTGTAAAAGGTTTAAAATGTCTTAAATACTAAATTTTTCTTGTTAATAATTTTGCTATCTATTAATAAATTATTAATTTTGTGGTGTTAAAATTAATAGCAACTAAATAAAAGGAGATACAACAATGTTTGAATTATCACAAAACAAAATCAAATTCGAGCTTAAAAAAAGAGAGCTCAGAAAGCTCAACACGCTCAAGAACAAGGTAGCGGAACTTGAACGTAACGACGAGGATTAATTGTTTACACAGGGGTAGATGTTATTTACCCCCTGATTACATAAATCATTAACTTTGTAAAATAAAAAACAAAAGATTATGGCAAAAGGTGGAGGTCCGACAAGAACGGTAAGCGCAAATAATGCGAGTGCAAGCAGAACAAACAGCAGTGCGAGTGCAAGCACAAAATATAATGCTGAGTATGTCAGTGCAAAAACAAAAGAAATAAATAGTTTTAAGTTGCCGAAGCAAAACGATTCTGAATATATACGCATTAAAGATGTAGAATATCGCATAAGCCATCAGAGCACATACGACAAAAGACATATCGTTGACATTGTAAGAACTTCAGATGGATATTCTTTGGGTCGTGATGTGTTTACAAATAGTGGTTCTTATGGCATGGCGACTACAAGAACAAAATCACAGGTGCAAAAGGCAATTCGAAAAGAACTGCTAAGGTTGTTAAATAAGTAAACATGTACATCAAAAATAAACATATCAAAAACAAATATAATTATACATGATAATTGGGTTTAACACAACTAATATCCTGTATAAAACAACACACATTTAAAGGGTATGCACGACTAAAACGTAGCGTACCCTTTTTGTTTACACAGAAACCGATAAATCCTTATAAACCTTGATAAATCTGCTTAACTTTGCTTTAAATCACTATAAAATCAGTTTAATATGGCAAAAAAGCAGAATAACACGCTCAATGAACTGGGCGTTAAAGAGCGAATAAACCTAAGCTGCCTGGAGCTTAATGAGGGGCAGATTGTAGGCATTCCCAAAAACCCTCGCTACCTTAAAGGCGAAGAACATGACAAGCTAAAGAAATCGCTTAAAAGCTCGCCAGAGTTGTTGCAATACAAGCCGCTTATGGTGTACGCTATCGAAGGCGGCAAGTTTGTCGTTATTTGCGGCAACATGCGCTTACGTATTTGCCAGGAACTGCACAACGAAGGTGCAGAAGGTTTTGACGCGCTGCCTTGCTTTGTACTTAACAAGGACGTACCTATTGCTAAAATCAAAGAGTATGCTATTAAGGACAACGTACAGGCTGGTAACTGGGACTGGGACGAGCTTGCCAACAGAGATTGGGAAGTAGACGACTTGCAGGACTGGGGCGTTAACTGCTCATTTTTACAACACGATGATGCTGAAAACTTAGATGGTTTCTTTGAAGAAGTTGAAAGCGGAGAAGCAAAAAAAGAGAAAAAAATAGAAATCAAAGTCAGTATCCCTGAAGAAGAGGAAGATACTAAAGATATTATTAAACAACTCATTGAAGATGCTCTTGTAGAATACCCTAATGTGAAAGTTGAATAAAATGAAGATTTATCTTGCTTGTACGAATTGTATTCAGATAGAGGATTTAATGGAAGGAGCAGACATACTGGCTGCATATCCATATATAAAAGGGAATCCTCAATTAATCAGTCTGATACCTAAGATGAGAAATTTCATCTTAGATAGTGGCGTGTTCACTATGATTAATACGGGAAAGAAATTCAACCTGGATACCTATGTAGAGGAATATGCTCATTTTATCAAAACCCACAACATCAAGCAATATGTAGAGCTTGATGTTGACCAGATTATCGGCGTAGAGAAAACCAGAGCTCTCCGAAGAAGATTGGAAAGTATTGTAGGTTGGAAATCGATTCCAGTGTGGCATACTATAAGAGGCAAAGAATCATTTATTCAAGATTGTAAGGATTATGATTACATTTGTCTTGGCTATTTTCTGACAGAAGGTTTAAAAGCGCAGCTTACAGAAAAGTACGCAAAAGCCTTTGTTGATACAGCCCATAGGCATAAATGCCGCATTCATGGGCTTGGTTTTACTAAAGGAGAGCTTTTGAAAAAGATACCTTTTGATTCTGTTGATTCTTCATCGTGGGCGGCAAGTAGAAGGTATGGGTGTTGTTTTGAATTTGATGCCCGAAACGGCACAGTAAAATTCTTACAGAGAAGAAAGAATCAAAGAATGAAGAATGCCCAAGCGTTAGGAAGACCTGCATTCATCGAGTGGAGAAAGTATCAAGATTATGCTTACGAGCATATGAACCCTATATGGCAATAAGAAAATAATAGTATTAAAAAGTAATATAAAATTATGAGTAGAAATCAGAAAGAATTAGAAGGTGTTACCCTTCTTGGAAATCAGAACACAAAGTACGAGACAGATTACAATCCATCTGTTCTCGAAACTTTCGTCAATAAGCATCCGCAGAGCGAATACTTAGTTACTTTTAACTGTCCAGAGTTCACTTCTCTTTGCCCTAAGACAGGACAGCCTGACTTTGCAAAGATTATCATCAACTATATTCCTAACGAGAAGATGGTAGAGAGCAAGAGCTTGAAGCTTTATCTTTTCAGCTTCCGCAACCACGGCGACTTCCACGAGGACTGCGTCAATATCATCAAGGAAGACCTTGTAAAGCTGATGAACCCTAAGTATTTAGAAGTTATCGGTATCTTTATGCCAAGAGGCGGTATCTCTATCTACCCTATGGCTCAGTATGCAGACGAGGAGCATAAAGAACTCGCTCGACAGAGAATGTTATCATGTTTTAAGAATCAGTAGTAAAATTAGTTAAGTATGAAAGATTCGTTGATAATTGTATCAGGAGGAATGGACTCAGTAACTCTCCTGTATGAGAAGAAGGAGAGCATCGCTCTCGCAGTATCTTTTGATTATGGTTCTAATCACAATCAGAAAGAAATTCCTTTTGCTAAATTACATTGTGAGCGACTTGGTATCGAGCATATCATCATTCCACTCGGCTTCATTCATGATTATTTCAAATCCTCTCTCCTTGAGGGTGCAGAAGCTATCCCCGAAGGTAATTACGACGATGAGAATATGAAGTCAACTGTAGTTCCTTTCCGTAACGGCATCATGCTCTCTATCGCTTGCGGTATCGCAGAAAGTAATGGATTAAAGAAAGTGCTTATCGCTAACCATTTCGGCGACCACGCTATCTACCCAGACTGCCGCAAGAGCTTCATTGATGCCATGTCAGAGGCAATGAAGAATGGTACTTACGAGGGTATCAGCATTGATGCTCCTTACACCAACATTACAAAGACTGATGTTGCTCGCCACGGCAAAGAGCTTGGTATTAACTACGCTGAAACTTGGAGCTGCTATAAAGGCGGTGAGAAACATTGTGGCAAGTGTGGTACTTGTATGGAACGCAAAGAAGCTCTCCGTGATGCAGGTATTGTAGACTCTACAGAATACGAGTAATGGCACACAAACAGCAAGGCAATACAAGAGCGGTTACTCCTACAACAAAAGCGATACGTGCTTCAGGAATAAAATACAATCGCCTTCTTGAAAGCGGAAACTATGACAAAAATTTGTCTTTCTACAACAGCTCAACGGGAGGCTATCTGTTGTACGCAAAGGGAAGAAAGATGGATAATATGGAATATAATGCCGCAACGTATTTGGCAGTAAAAGGCTACCAAGTTAAAATGACACCTGAAGGTTCCGGCAAATATGCCTTAGCTATTGTTAATGGGAAGTCAAGATATGGTGATGGTTTTATATCATTAACATCCTACGAACAGAGAAGCTCGACACCGATAAATGATGCAACAGCAAGAAAGACTGTAGAAAATGCTATAAATCATGCAAGAAAGAAAGGCGCAAATATTGCCGTATTATTTGATTATAACAGAGCTTTTAAACTCTCCGACATTACTCACGGAACAAAACATTATGAGGATGCCTACAGGGATGCTAAGCATAGTTCGGTTAAAACACTAATAGTTGTAAGTGGCAGAGGAAATGTTCACGAATGGGAACTGTTCAAATAAAAATGATACGGTCAGAATATCCCATGCCGTATCGAGCAGAGCAAACTGGAACGAGGATATTTCGTCTACCCAGAACACATAACTCGCCACAAAAATAATTATAAATATTTAAATAACAAAATAAAAATACAAAAATATGTTCTACGTTTCAAAAAAAATGGAGATAGCGGCTTGTCACAGGCTTAATCTCTCTTACGAAAGCAAATGTGCAAACTTGCATGGTCACAACTGGATTGTGACTGTATACTGTAAAGCTAAAGAGCTTAACAAGAATGGTATGGTGATGGACTTTAAGCATATTAAGCAGAAGATTCATGATTACCTCGACCACGGCAACCTTAACGCTTTGTTACCTTTTAATCCTACGGCTGAGAATATCGCAAGGTGGATTGTTGAGCAGATACCTCAGTGTTACAAGGCAAAGGTACAAGAAAGCGAAGGTAATATTGCCGTATATCGCAAAGAGGAAGATATTAACGAAAAGGAAGAATTGTAGTTATGGCAAAAACATATAAAGTAAACGAAATTTTCTATTCGTTACAAGGCGAAGGACGATGGGCAGGACGTGCGGCTGTTTTTGTCCGTTTTTCAGGATGTAACCTCTTGTGTCCTTTTTGCGACACAGACTTTCATTCTTATACAGAATACACAGCGAAGCAGCTTGTTGAAGAAATAAAAAAGACTGCGCCTGAATGTAAATTTGTTGTGCTGACTGGAGGCGAGCCAACACTACAAGTCGACGATGTTTTAACTCGCGCTTTGGTTTACGAAGGTTATTACGTCGCGATGGAAACCAACGGAACGCGAAAACTGCCGGCTAATATTAACTGGGTAACATGTTCACCTAAATACGCTTATTTAGCGAACGCTAAGCCCATCATTACAAAAGCACACGAAGTAAAGGTAGTTTTTGACGGTACGCACAAAGTTGACGATTACGGCATAAAAGCACATTGTTTCTATGTTCAGCCTTGCGATGTAGGCAACGCGAAAGAGAACGCTGACATCTTAAAGAAAACTATCGATTTTGTTAAGGCAAACCCTAAATGGCAGCTCTCCTTACAGCAACAGAAGATAATTAATGTAAGATAAACAAAACAAAATTATGAACAATAAAGTAAAAATAACATACGACTGCTACAAGGTCGCAATTACGGAAATAGCACGCCAAATCAAAGAGAAAAAGCGTTGCTACAAATCGATATACCCAATTCCTCGAGGTGGTTATTTTACAGCCATTGAACTATCACGACTGCTTAACACACCCATTGAATGCGACAAAGCTAACATCGACCACACTACTCTTGTCGTAGACGATATTTGTGACAGTGGAAAAACCATAAAAGAGTTTGACGGTTACGACACAGCTGTCGCTTTCGTAAAAGAACGTTCTTTAAACAAAGTAAGCTTCTCTGGAAGAATCGTGCCGGAAAACGATTGGCTTGTGTTCCCCGATGAGCACGAAACAACCGTAGAGGAAAACATAACACGAATACTGGAGTATATCGGCGAAGACCCTACCCGTGAAGGTCTTGTTGGTACACCCGACCGCATTATACGAATGTGGGGCGAGATATTCCGTGGCTACGACAAAGGACAGAAGCCTAAGATTACAACATTCGACAACGGGAAGGACGGCATTACGTATGACAATATGGTGGTAGACGAGGGAGATTTTTATTCCATGTGCGAACACCACATGATGCCATTCTTTGGCAAGTATTGGTTCGCCTATATCCCCAATCCAAAGGGCAGAATACTCGGCATTTCAAAAATTGGACGTGTAGTCGATTATTGTGCGGCTCGTATGCAAATACAGGAGCGTCTTGTGCATGACATTGTAGATATGCTTGCAAAAGCTCTTGGGGACGAAAACCCGCCGCTTGGTATGGCTCTTGTTATGCGAGGCGAGCACCTTTGTAAAACTATGCGAGGTGTAAAAAAGAAAGGTAAGATGATGTCTTCATACCTTGTTGGTGCATTCAAAGAAGATGCACAGGTTCGTAACGAGTTTATGCAACTTGTCAACAAAAGTAGTTATGAGTAAGCCTTTACCCATCAGAACAACCATCGAGCGTGCGCTCAACATTAACATTTCATCATCGCTGCCTGCAAAAGACAAGGTGGCGGTGATGGAGTGTTTGCTAACGTTGAGCGCAAGTGAAATAAAGCGCATAAACGAGAGTGATAAAGCGACTACGTTTGTCAGCCTATGCGCTAATATACTCCGTCGTGGCGAGCTGATGGAGTATATGCAAATTCTTGAAATGTGCCGTAAAACGGCTTTAAATAGTGATAAACGTGCTTAAATGTACGATAAACACATAATGAAAGGAAGATATAAGGAGGAAAGAAAATAATATGGCACTATCAAAAAATGAAAGTATGCGCAGAAAACAACTTGCCAATCTTGAAAAGGGCAAGTTCAAAAAAGGCGAAGTTACAAACCCGAAAGGGCGACCGCCAAAGCCTAAAACGATGACGGCGTTCATAGCTGAAATGAAAGAAAAAGGCTACGAGGTACCTACCTCGCAGACTATAGCCGAGTCATTTCTATACATCGCGACCCTTCCTGAGGACGAGCTTAAAGCAGTTCTCGCTGACAAGACACGCCCTATGATGCAGCGCATTGTTGCTAAGGGTATACTTGACAAGAAGGGTATGGACATACTCGAGCGTGTTGTAGATAGAGCTTACGGCAAAATACAGCGCATCGACCTTACGAGCAAGGGCGAGCAAATCAAGCAGGACCCGTTGCAAATACACGTCATTTCAAACACAGAAGAGTACAACAAGGTTCTTGCGGAGATACAAAAAGAAAAAGAACGCAAGGAAGCACAACCAGAAAAAGAATAAAGCAAAAACAGATGCCACACGTATTTTTAGCAAAGAACTACATGAGGGTAGATGCCGCCAAGAAAGCAGGATTTACGACCGTATCATTACAAGGAAGCTCGCGCTCCGCGAAAACATGGTCGGTTGTGCAGTTTCTTTGTATCTATTGCTTTAACAACGCCGGAACAACAGTTTCCATAATACGTGCCGGTATGCCCTCAATCAAGCGCACTGTATACCGCGATTTTAAGAACGTGATGCTTTCTTTGGGTTGGTGGAATGACAAGTCAATGAACAAGTCGGAGTATGTATATACTTTCCCTAACGGCTCTTGGATAGAGTTTTTTTCTACCGACAACGAGCAGAAAGTGCGCGGTTCAAAGCGTAAAATACTATTCGTGAACGAGGCGAACGAGCTTTCATTTATTGAGTGGCAGCAGCTACAGATGCGTACCACAGAGTTCTCCATACTCGACTATAACCCTTCATTTTCTGAAGAGCATTGGATAAACCAAGTCAACGAGGAAAAGAGTACCTATTGGTTTATCTCAACGTACAAGGACAACCCATTTCTTGAGCAGAAGGTAATTGGCGAAATCGAAAGTTTAAAGTGGAAAAACCCGAGCCTGTGGCGTATTTACGGACTCGGACAGCGTGCGATTGTCGAAGGACTTATTTTTGAAAACGTTGTTGTTAGTGATTATATTCCAGTTGAAGCTCGCCGCCGCAAATGGTACGGCATCGACTTAGGCTATACCAACGACCCGACGGCGATTGTTATGGTGTGCGTATATGGAAACGACATGTATATAGACGAGGTGTGCTATCAAACCAAAATGCTCTCAAACGACATAATAAAAGCTTGCAAAGATGTGCGAGATGCGCCCGAATTTATTTGTGAGAGTGCCGATCCTCGTCTTATTGACGAAATATACAACGCCGGCATAGACATAAAGGCTGTGCAAAAGTTTCCTGGTTCAATCAAAGCAGGCATTATGAAGATGCAACAATACAGAATACATATCACCTCACGCTCAACAAATATACGCAAGGAGTTTAATAACTACACTTGGCGACAGGACAAGGAAGGCAAATGGCTAAACGAGCCAATAGATTGTTATAATCACGCGATAGATGCCTGTAGATACGTTGTATTACAAAAGATACTGGGAGCATACAGCAATGGTATGAGCGCAAGCGATATATTGGGAATAATTTAAAACAAAAAAATAGTGTAAGGACGAGCTTTGTTAAACTTTCGAGCTTGCACTTCTGTGACCTTAAAATATTTTATCATAATGACTTTCTCGCAACCAGTCGGCAAGCTCTCTGATTGCGGTTGGTTCGCGTCCGTCGGCGAGGAGCGGCGTGCAACGCACCGTGTCGTTAAACCTGTGGTTTTCGAAGCGCAGCACGATGCAGTTCTCTGCGTCGTTGATGATATAGTCGGCTACTGTCATGTAGTTCTCGCGGATTTCTTGCTCGTTGTCGTGAGCTATTGCTTTAACGTAAGTGTCAATACTTTTTCTCATAGACTTTCGCTTGCCGTGATGCGGTAGGGCTTAATTTGTTAAAATTTATTCTTCGCAAGTCTTAAGGCTTCTTTCATTGTGTTGGCGTAAACCGCGAGCTCCTGTGAGTCTTCGTCTTTCGAAACAGCAGCTTTTACAGCCAAGCCTTCTGCTTTGCCATTGAGTAAATAATAGTAATGATTTGCTTCCTTTTTGTCGGCGTATGTATCGTGCACATCGCCGTGCTTATCAACTATTACGTAAAACTGATAAAACTTGTTCATTGTTGTATCTCCTTTTGTTAAGTTATTAATTTTAACACCACAAAATTAATAATTTATTAATAGACAACAAAATTTTTCTGTTATAATTTTCCACTTTTTAGACTTTTTAAGGCTTCGCGAATTGTTTACACAGCATTTGAGCTTTTAGACCGCTAATTGTGTGGGTTTTGTAACTTTGCTAACAAAGTTAGCAAGATATGAGAAAAATTACAGAAATACTTTCAAATAGCGACGCGAACACCGTGCACACGTTGCTAACAGCACGAAAACTGCCATTCCATCGTAGCTTTGATGAACTTATGCGCCAGTGGGATCCATACAAGCACGATGTGTTTGACGAGAGCAAGCGTAAGAAGAAGAAAATTAAGGTGCCAACAGGACAAAAAGACCCTATGGACGGAAGCCCTATTTACAAAGATGAATTTGTAGATAGGGTAAGAATCGCCCTGCCTACACAGAGAGTAGTTGTAGACCGCATCGTCGGTTTCATGCTTACGAATCCCGTGACATACAAGGCGAATTCGCACGGCGTTGTGCTTAAGACACTTGACAACAAGCAGCAACAGCTATATGACGCTATCATGCACTGCTATCACGACAACAAAATGAAATATTTTGACAAAAAGCTCGTACGTACAGTATCTTCACAGTGCGAGGCGGCAGAGCTATGGTATATGACGACAGATGAAGACGGAAGGCTGGGCGGCGAAATACGAGTACAGCTACTTTCGCCCCAAAACGGCGACAAGCTTTACCCTCACTTTAATGACCAGCATCGAATGGATGGCTTCGGTCGCGAATACTTGGTGTTTGACGAGCTGGGCACTTCGGAGCAGCATTTCGATGTATACACGGATAGATATGTTTACAAATACATCAATAATGGTTCTGGTTGGGTTATATATGAGGTCAGAGCGCACGGCTTTACTAAGATACCAGTAGTATATTACTACCAATATAAGGCAGAATGGGCAGACGTGCAATGGGCTGCGGATAGAGTCGAGGTGTGCATTTCTAACTGGGGCGACACGAATGACTATTTTGGCACGCCTAAATACTTTATACAGGGCAGACTTGAAGGTTTCGCGGAAAAAGGAGAGCAGGGTGCAGTTTTCCAAGGCGGAAAAGACACAAGCATGAATGTTTTATCGTGGGACCACTCACCAGAGTCTGTAAAGGGAGAGATAGCATATTTGTTTAACATTATATTCTCATTTACCCAAACGCCCGACATTTCATTTGAAAACATGAAAACGCTGGGCAACAATACGAGCGGTGCTGCCATTCGTCTTATGTTTACTGACCCATTTATAAAGGTTGGCAATAAGACAGAACTTTACGGCGAGATGTTCACACGTCGAAGCAATATCGTCGCGAACGGCATTTGCAACGCTGGCATATACGTCAAAGGCATTGATGCAAGCGTAGCGGAAAACATAGACTTTGAACCAGTATTCGAACCTTATGTTCCCAAAAACGATGTTGAGCTCTTACAACTTATTACGCAGAGCAACGGCGGCAAACCGTCAACCTCGCAGCGTCGTAGTATTGAACTTAATCCCCTTAACGACGATGCAGATAGTGTAGAAAAGGAAATGAAAGAGGAACAAGAAAGCGAAATAACACAACAGGCTGCGCTTATGGGCATTGGCGGCTCAGCGAGCGCATCGCAGTCTGTAATAAACAGAGAGGAGGAGTAAATATGGCAAAAGGAGGAGGAGGAACAAGAAAGAGTCGCCCCAAAGAAACTCTCTCTACTGAAAAGATTAATGCTGTCAGTGACTATATGTATACAATTGACGATAATGGAGCTTATTCAGATTCAGACAAAGCGAAAGCTATATATAAAGGTCGTGAGGAATTAAAGAAATTATATCCAGACCAATCCTTTATAACTGTAACACATTTAAGTGTTGACGAACAGGGTTATCTGCATGTGGAGATAGGTCTCAATAAAAAAAAGATAGCTGGTATGCCAAGAAGCTTCGGACAAATTAGATATGACACACATGACAACATGTTTCATGTCTCACATGAAGGATATGAATGGAGGACCGCCACTCTCAACAATCTGAGAGAACAGTACAAATATATTCAGGGCAAACAAAACTTTGGTAGATGGGATAAGAGAATGGAAGAAATGATTGACAGACACAACAACAAACCTACAAAAGAACATAATGCTTTTATGAATATTGTACAACGATATAGATTAAGTAAGTGATGTCAAAGAAACTAACATCAAAACAAAAAAAAGAGCAGTTAAATCAACTGTTCACAGCGTACAACCGCCGTCTTGGCATGTTGTATAGCGGCTATGTCAAGAAGCTACTTGCTCTTGGCTATAGCGAAGATGTGTTCGAAAGTGACGCTCTTTTTAACTTTGACAACTTTCCAGTGCTCAAAGCTCGACTTAACGAGATATTTAACGACTACTTTCAAAACAGCATGTTATGCTACAAAAGCGGCATGGCAAGCGGCGTTTCTTTGGCGTATTCGCACGACAATGATGCGCTGGGGCAATTCTCCGTACTGACAGATAAGGCTTTGGAAACCGCAAGAAAAACGGCTGCTGCGACGTTTATAGCCAATAGGCTCAATGCGAAAAACGGGTTAAACCTCGCGCAGTCCGTTTGGAACTACTGCCAGCAGACAAAAGCGGAGTTTGAAATGGCGATGTCTAACGTGATAGCCGACGGACTCGAAAAGGGTACGTCCGCAGAAGAGGTGGGCAGAAGAATACGACAGTATTTGAACAACCCCGATATGATGTACCGGCGCTATCACACCGTGAAAGTTTTAAAGAACGGACAGAAGAAAGACATTGTTACTTGGCGCAGGAAGCGCATTATTGACGGACGTGTACGCTTCGTAGAAGAACCGCTCGAGCATGTAGGGCAGGGTGTGTACCGCTCTGCTCGCAAGAACGCTCTGCGTGTAGCACGCACAGAAATAAATGCAGCCTATCACAAGGCGCGAAATGGGCGCTGGGCAAATGAACCTTTTGTTATCGGTCAGCACATACATATTTCTCCGCAGCACGATCCAGATGAAGATGCGGACATCTGCGACGAACTCGAAGGTTACTACCCTAAAGATTTCGACTGGGATAGCTGGCATTCTCAATGCATGTGCACCAGTGACCCTGTAATGATTAGCGGCGAGGAGCGCAAGCAGTTCTACAAGCGTATGCTTAACGGTGAAGACATGTCTGGCTACGTTTCGCCGAACAGCATTAAAGACGTGCCCGACCAGTACAAACGATACATCGAAGCCAACGGCGACAAGATTGTAGACGCATTTAAACGTGGTAAGCTAGCATGGCATTTGGCAAACAATAAAAGTTATTGGGTAAAGTACTTGGACGCAGCACAGCGCAAGCAAATGGGCGTAAAAACAATTTCGCGACGCGAGGCGATACAAGAGATTGCGAAAGCAAGGCACGCGAAGCGAGATGCAGCCAAAATACAGCAAAACTGGAAGAGGCGACGGATGACGATGTATTCAGAGCGAATGAATAACAATCTTAAAGGCGTACGACTCGAAGGTGCGCTTTTGGACAGATATTACGAAGTCGTAAAAGCCCTTACATCTCCCAAGACGTGGGACGTGGCAAATGTAGAACGTTTGTACGAAAGCTTTGTTCAAGGTGTAAGCACGCAAAAAGGCAAAGCAGCAAAAATGGCTTTTGAAGCATATTATAAAGAACACAAGAAAAATATTAAGCAAAGTACAGTATTGGCAGGTTTGTGCAAACGTCTTAAACAAACCGCCGATTCGGACAAAATTGTGTCTCTATATACGGAGCTTCGCCATAAATCGCTTGTGTACACCCGTTATCAATTACGGCAATCAGGACTTGTAAAAGGTCTTGCTTTTGATAGCGATGTAAATGATTACGTGGTGTCTAAGGCTCGCGCCTTCACAACTCCCAAAGGCAAAATTGTGAATATTCGCGACTACATTTCAGATTTTGTAAAATACACAGACAAAAATGGTATAAGTTATTATTATGAGGTTTTTACCGATGCACTAAATGCGAATTTTAACGCGAGCAGAGCTTCAAGATTTTTAGAAACGTGCCCTTCTTTTATTCAAAAGAATCTAAAAGGAATAATGAGTTGCAACAATTCACATCCACTGGATGACTATTTCAAAAAAGCCTACAAAAACTTTTCTGGAGGATACATGTATAGTTCTGACCCTGTAACTGTACACGGTTATCAAAGCTGGACGTATTTTAAAGAGGGTATTTGTCACGAGGTAGGACATCATATCGACAAGAAATTACAAAATGTATCATCAATGACAAAATGGATGCAAGCGCAAAAAGCAGACGGGAATTTTTATCGTGACTATAGCAAGCAGGCACCTTGTGAAGATTTTGCGGACACAGTTTTGCAATACGTCATAAATAAAGAAAAGTGCCGCAAACAATTTCCACACAGAACAGCTCTGCTTGAAAAACTACTTGCGACACTTTCAAATTAAGAGTACACTTCAAAGATTCGGTTGTTATTCTTGTCGAATTCGATAATCCTTGTGTGCTTTGCGTTTTCTTCGATGCACGGCTCCATGTTCTCATCAAAGAAGTAAGCTGTCATTTTAACACCGCCGTGAGGAGTTTCGCCATAGATAGTAGAAAACGTTGCTTCCATATATGTTGCGTATTTAGTTAATAATATGCAAATGTACGCCAAATATTTTGCACGCACAAATATTTGAGCTACCTTTGCACCACATTGTTGTATCTCTAACGAGATATTACGTTAAACTCCAAAATGACCGCTGCCATCAGTATCTCCACAGGCAGCGGTTTTTGTGTTTTATATCCCAAGAGCTTTTTGCACACGTATTTTTTCGCTGTCTGAAAGTTTATCCCAATTAACTTTTCTGTAATGTCCATCCACGATGACATGAACTACAGATGAAAAACCGAATTTTCTGTTTTCTGTTACGGATAAACTAACGGCTTCAGCTTTATTGTATCTCTTTCTCCCTTGAACATTTACAGGCTCCTGAAACCTTATACTGTATGGATTAAGTGTAGTTACCTTAAAATGTTCTGCCAACATTTGTGGTGTATATATTTTTTTATTCATACAAGGCATCATCTAAATCGTCGTCGCCAACCAGTCCGTCGGTGCCGGTAGTGATGTCGACCTTGTAAGCTTCTATACTTAGGTTGTAGACGCGACCTTCAAGACTACCTTCACACGAAACGGCGCTTTTTAAGTTATTTCGAACCTTTACGGTTATCTTTGCTTTGTACAGTCCTTTTTTATCTTCCAACGTGTAAAGCGTTGCGTCGTCAGGGAAAGCTTCGTCGAAATACTTTTGTATGTAAGCTTTTACATCCTCCTTAGTTGCAAAGATGCGAAGAATACCGTGCCGGATATTTATTACATCCTTTTCGTTGTCCTCCATCTGGTCGTAAGACTCGCCAACGACAACGTAGACGGACGATAATGTAGGTATTTCTTGCGTGCAAGCTGGCGACGATGTCGGTGCTTCTTGTGGTTTCCTAACTGTAGCCATACCGTTATTTTCTAAAGTTTATATAAGCACTTGGGTAACGCATCGAGCGATGCTCGGTAACGGCGTACCCTTGTCGGCGAAACGCTCGTACAACGTTTTCCACCGCTTCAAAAGACGATGTGTGCCATTCTTCATTGGGCAAACTACCAACCCAATTTCCTGCGCAGCAACCATCGGTTCGCTGTAAAATTTGTACTTCGTTTCTTATTTCTAGCTTCTCGAGCACCCATGATGCAAGTTCGTTTTCCTGTTGCTCACGGGCATTTGACTTTGGAATTTCTATCATATTATTCTTTGTTTTTGAATTTATAATTGGGACAATTGTAAGCTTTCATCACGGTCAGCACGACTGGAAACATAAGTCCATGCTTACATCCTCTACCGTATTTGTCGGCTGCTTCACACGTTTCACAGTTGTATCGTGTATTAATGTTTAACGCTGCCATTTACTCTTCTTTTTCGTATTCTTCCACACTGAAATACTTTTCATCGTCAGTGTTTTCTTTTACCATATTAAGCATACCTCCACCGATGCCGTTGTCAATTACAAGGTCGCAGTGTGCAAACTGATTGCCCAAAAGATTGTGCGCCACAATAGCTTCGCGCTGTGGCAGTTCATTGGTATTCCAAGCCTCACTTATTATCGTCGCTGCTTTTCTCGGTATTTGCAACGTAACTTTATTTTTCACTATATTACCGTTGCAAACGGTTCCAATTTCTACGATTATTGATGCTGTTTCCATATTGTATGTGTTTTGAGTAAATGTTTAAATGCGCTTAACGTTTTCGCCCAACGGATTATTTTAAGTTATCGTCTTCTACTTAACGTTTGTTCCAACGTGCTTCATTATTTTAGATGGTTCGCACACCATCGCCACATGACCAATAAACATCGTGGCGGATGTTTGGTTTGCCTTATTAAATGAAGTTTTCCTTCTTCCTTGGTTCTGCCCTTCCCTGGGATTTTTACGGCTTATGTAGCAAGAGCATGGTCTTTGCTCTACGGCTTTTGTCGTGTTGTGCTCACGCCTTGTGATTTTGCGCCATCACCAAGGTTTGGCGGTGGGATTAAGCACCCTTTCCTGCTGTGTTTAGTGTTCACCTCACCCTTTCCCCTTTCAGTCCTTTCTTTGTTTGTGAGGCAGGAAACGGCTCAAAGGTAACTGATAACCGAAAATCTATAAGACTGCCTAAGACTAATGAGGTCTTTGTTCCGTGCGCAGGCTCGAACCGCATGTGCTCCATATCGCAACACGGACAATGTAGCGTTTGTTATTTTAGTTTGCTAACCAGGTAGCTAATCTCTTTTTCTGAAAGTCCTATGTTATTAGAATGCTTAAACTTGATTATTTCCTCGATTCCTACCTGCTTTTCCGCGTAAGTCATTGCGCCTTCGATATTATTTTCAGAGAGTGCTTCAACAATACCGCATGCAAAAAGCAACATTTCTGTTTTAGCTTTCTCTTTAAGGTCTTTAAGCTCCTTTTGTAAAATCTCGGCTTTTGTGTTGAATTTACATCCGCACTCGATAGCTATATCCATGCTGATATTCTCGCACATCCTGTCAATGTCGTCGCCAAACATTTGTGCAAAATACGTATCACCTTTAAGCGATTGTAAAATCTGAATCTCTTTTTCTTTTGTCATTGTTGTATCTCCTTTTATTAAGCTATTAATTTTAACACCACAAAATTAATAAATTATTAATAAGCAACAAAATTATTAATGGAAAATATTTAGTATTTAATAAATTTTAAATACACCCTTAAAAAATATATAAAATTATAGCTATTTATTTGCCACTGCGCACAAAAAAGAGTATATTTGCAAATATATTAACCCTATGCTTATAAAACAAATCTACGACATGAGCGCAGAAAATGTGCGCCAGTTTGCTTATGAGTACCTGCGATGCGGTGTAACAAGCCGAGCTGTGCAATGTTTTGAACGCTTGCGATGGCTTGGCAAACTTCGGCAGCAGGAGTATTTGCTTCTAAGCGCAATATATTTGCAAATAAGCAATGCAAACGTTGCTCAGGAAACGATTACAAGATACAAAAGTATTTACACATTATAATAACATTTAATTATTTGAGATGAAATATAAGATATTTACAATCGCATGTGCGTGTTGCGCCGCTATTTTTTTTCTTTCATGCCGAAAGAGCGATAGTGCTTTGGCACAAGAAGCCATAAGCAAGTTTATGCTTAAAAATGCAAATGACCCTAAATCTTACAACTCTTTGTATTTGCACGTTGATAGCTCAAGGTCTAATTACTATTCCTCTACAGTCGTGAATGATGCAATTAGTCTATTAGGCGAAAAGCAAACATTAGAAGAATATAAGCACAAAGCAGACGGAGATAGAGATTTAGCCGAGCTATGGAGTGATGTTGATTCTCGTTACGCCAGAAATGAATTTAACAAATATAAGCAGGATTACATAAATTCAGAAGAAGAATACAGACTTAAAAAAATCGAATATGCTCGAAAGTTATCTGATTTTAAAGGACTCCTGAACTACATAAAAGTAAAAAAGTTCCCCAAAATTAAATATGCATACAACAAATACCGCATTAAAAATGAAGATGGCAACCTTGTTGTACAGGAAACTATTTTTATACTCTCAGACGATTTAAAAGAAGTCTGCGAAACGGTTGGTTACAGTTTTTTGGAAAACCTTAAAAAAGAACAAGTGTTAGAAAGACTTGAAGCTGAAGAAGTCAAGTATTAATAAGCACACTGAATAGCAGGGTGCGCAACCCTGCTATTTCTATATCGTCTCCAGCACTTCTTTAGCAATAGCTTTTATGCCGTCATTAAGAAAGTGTCGTGTAAGATACAGCACATTATAACCTTTATCTTCAACGTGTTTTGCATAAGATATACAGGCTACAACAATAATAGTGTAGCCCTTAGGCGCTACCACGCCGTCTTTTGAAGCGTATTCTTCCAAGATATTATCCACTTGCGACTGACCCCCTTTTACCTTGTCGGGTTCAGGTATGCTGCCTACAACCTTATTAACGAGTTTGCCGTCGCAGAATATTGCGAATGACATAGAGTTTTTTAGGTTTGCTGTGCGGTCTTTATAGCCTTTATTATCTTTCGAGAAAGTGACAGCCTTCTCGCCAAGCTCTGCCAACATCGTACTTAAAGCGTTGTCCACAGCTTGCTTTTTCTCCATAAGCCTCTTTTTCAAGGCTTCAACTCCTTTTATCTGTATGTCAACCTTTGCCATAAGGCAAAGATAATATTTTCCCTGTAAATAACAGAAAAATAACAGGGTTTTAACAAATAAAAGAGTGGAACGCTGCCGCCCCACTCCATTTATTACAAGTTGATTATTTCTTTGCTTGCTCTGTTTGTTCGACAAGTGGTAGAATACCATGCTTTTTTAATGTTTCGTATAAGAATAATCGACCCTTTTGTGTCCATTTTGTATAGACACGCGCGCCTTTTGTACCGTCACTATGCGGATATTCAAATGTTTCCGACTGAACATAACCACATTGTAGATATTTAGCACGTACAACCCATGTTGTACCAACCTTGCGCTGTATTTGCATATTGCGAAGAAGTACATTGAACGCTTTTGCTGATTTCCCATAATCTTGTGCAATAAGTGTCACCTGTACAGTATCTTTACACTGGAGAATAGTGTCTACATAGCTGACTTTAGGCTGCATTTCTGTGATAGCGGTTGAAAGTTCAACTATTTCTGTGTTCTTTTGCTCTATTAGCCGTTGTTTTTCCTCAATAGCCTGCTGTTGTTTAGCGGCGAGCATCAACGCTTCGGCAAAAGTCTGAGGAACAGCAATAGCTTGTACCGCTTTATGAAAGACTTGCCGGTAGACCTCGAATACACTACGGATTTTCCGGGCAATAAAATATTCAAGACAAGAAGTCGTAAGGTAGTATTCTATTGTAGGTCTACCCCCTTTGGGGTTTTGCGGATTTTTCCGCAAAACTTGATAGTCAACATCTTTTATGAACTGCTCATTATTAATGAGTGCTTCTACAGCATCCGATTTCTTGCCATATACAAGCGGCTATACATCATCAATACTTACAGGAAATTCCCTGTTGGACTGTGAAAGGTTTAACACTGCGGTAAAATACTCCTTGATTTCACTATTCGTACTCTCTTTTGTTAATTTCAAATTTGCCATGTGATTTTTGTTAAGATTTATGTGTTACAGACAGGAAATAAGTATTCTGTTATTGTGCAATGGGGTTACTTGTAGTAAGGGCATCGAGCAATTATTTGTACAGCACAAGGTCGCTGACATACGCCCAATGCTCAAGACCTCTGCCGTCATACATAGAATAATCCATTAGCCACCACCTGCATACGCCTGTCTGCGTAGTTCGTCGCACAGCAAGCCGGAAGCCGCATGATGTTTGTAAAAGACACCACTCGCCTTCTTCGGGCAGCTCTTTATTCGGCTCATGCCAAATGCTGCGCAGATACTGCTCAATGCCAGCAGCGAAAGATATACACAAGTCTTCGCGTGCAAATGCTTCCCTGCCATCACCTCCACAGAAAAGGTTGAGCGGATATTTCTGCGCCCACATTTTGCCTTTATCCGCTAAATCCTTTCGCGTGAGAACATCAACTTGCGTCGCTTCCATTTTCTTTGTTTTTCGCATCAACGTATTCTTTAAGGACACAAGCTCCGTCGCCCAAAAGTATATATTTTTCTTTTTGAGCGTCAGACATCGCTTCGTAGGCGGCGCGGCTTGCTTTTTTGATGTTCTCAGGGTCGTACAACGTTGTCGTAAACTTGTCAAAGGTTTGCTTTATCTTCTTGTTTTCGACAATATTGTTTTGATAAACAAACCGATCTTCATGCATGACAAACTTTAGCATTTCTTCAACCTGCTTTATCGCCAGCTCTGGATAAACAGCCATAAAGCATTTCTTTATATCCAGGTGGCGCAGGTATTGTATACGATTGAAAATATGGTCAAACGTGCTCACAGACATGCACACAAGGTTTTGTAACACCACGACCGTAGCGCACAACCATGCGCGAGGAACGCCAAGGTTTTGCAATTTCTCCGCTATTTGGTCGCGCAGTTTCTCGAGTATCGGTATCGTAATATCATAGAGCTGGTTGGCGTACTCGTTGCAATAATTAGGCTCCGAGTTTTCTTCTACAATCTTAATCGTTTTGCGAAGCGACTTTTGTGTTTCTTTAAAAATCTTTTTAAGCTCAAAGCGAAACAAACCCTTCTTTTGCAAATAGCTTTCCATGTATATAAGCCAGTTGTCCGCTATCAGATATTCTGTATATGAGAACTGGAAAACGGACACTTTTCCCAAGTTAAGCGTTTCTTGAACATACTCTGCGTCTACGCTCTGGTCGGCGAATACACGATGATGATTGCCGAAAGCTTCTATGTTAAAACATTTGATTGGACTTTCCATGTTGCTTTGTTGTATTTATAAGATATTGACGATACTCACTGACTGCTTTTGTGAAATAAGGCGACAGATCCAGTCGGTTCACATATTCTTCTATGGAATTTATGTTCGCACTATTGTCGCCACGCTCCCAACCGTTAGCTGTAAGCACCCAACATGCGGTTGTGAACGTATCAGATTGCACATTGTTGACCGTGTTGTAGTTTACACGCTTTTCGACTACGATGTTCATCTTTCTGTCATTTGACATAAATTCAAAACCGTTAAGCGTTTTAGCTGCAAAGCTTGTATCTCCATTGCTTCTGATAAAAAAATCTTTATTACACATTGCGTATCTACGTTACTGTTATTTTATTTCTATTACTTTCAGCCACCGCTCAATAGCGAGCCTTGCCTGCTCAAAAGAGTGACAGACAATATACTCAAAACCAAGCTTGCTGACTTTGTTCTGAAACTCCTTTTGCTTGTCCGACTGCTTCCCTTTAGTTGTTTTCATTTCCAGAAATAGCACGTTGCGCTGCGCTATAACAACTAAGTCAGCGAAGCCTGCGAGCACTCCCTCGCGTTGCATAATAGCTGCCTCCCTTGCGTTGCGAAAGCCTCCGTTAGGCACGGCAGCGATAATATATTTAGGATATTGTAAGCGGAACCACTGAACAACTGCCTGTTGAATTTTAGATTCTTCATGTCGTGGCTTGTGTTTTGTAGCCAGTTGCCGTTTTAAGAAATCATCAAATTTCATCTTTAGTGCGCTGATTCTTTGCTTGAGTTATACACGAAAACCATAACCTCTATTCTTCTTCTGTTCTCATCCAACGAAGACAAGGACGTTCTTTAGGCATAGTTAAAACACTTATCAAACCAAGCATTTCGTCATACGTCAGTTTGTCACTATATCTATCGCCTTGACGAACAGTAAAGCAGTTATTAATGTCTTTATCTGTTTCTATAATGATTTTTTCCATATGTTACTTCCATTCTGTATTGTTATTGTTTTCTATCTTACGATAATAAATCTTACAACGTTTATTCTCGTAAATACCATCATTTTTAGCAAGAGCGTTCCACAAAGCATTGAGCGTCACGCCGATTCTTTTTCCCTGTGCAACAACAAGTTCGGGACAAGTGTTGTACACATAGTTCGTTTTTTTGTTTTTAAACTCGAGCACAACGACGCGCTTGCGAGGATACACTATTTTTCCTTTCATGCCTTAACCTCCTTTTCTATCTGCTGCTGGGACTCACTGATAAGCAAATCAACTATTTTATTGAGCACTTCGCGGTTACAAACGACGTGCGTGCCATTTGTCGCACTAAGCTCCATGCGATACACAACCTCTTCGTTTCGCAGTTTTCGATATTGCTCGTTTAATTCTTTTAGTTGCTTTATAGACATTTTCTTGTTTTTTATGCAGGTACTACCCAATCAGCAGCACCTGCTATTATTATTACTTTAATATCACAAGGTCGGCAACATGAGTGCCAGCTGGAAGCACAAGGCTATCCATGCGTGTTCCATACTGCGTTTGCCTTACGATGCTGACATCTTCGTTGATGTTGATAACTACATATATCTCCGTGTGAGCTTCAACGGACATCGAAACAACACAGGCTGTTTCAAGGCGCTTCCCGTCTTCTACGAGCAAACCGTTAACCGCATTGTCCTGCGTTGAAACAACCATCGCTACCGTGTTATCTTTAACATACTCCGTTGTCGGCACCAGTACCTTGCCTTTGTGTAGCACAACATCTTCGTTTGATATAAGCGGAATAACCACAGCCCTCAAACGGCTGTCTACGTTTACGTTCTCTGTATCGTGCGGCGTGTCAAGTATTGGCATCTCCGCGGACTTTTCTATTTTCTTTGGTCTTCCCATGTTTCTAAAGTTTATTTGTTTTAAAATGGCAAATCATCGACGCTACCAACGCCCACTATCGGCGCATTGCACACATCGGCTGCGTTGTTCGATACACTCTCAAAAGCCTTCATTCCTCCAAGAATAGGCATTGCATCAAGTTCCTCTTTACTCATTTTTTCGCGCACCTCCTTTGGCAACGACTGCTTTACAAGGTGTGTCTGGTCGTACTTTGGCTCGCGCAGCGCAAACGCACTCAAATCCAAATAAACAGCCTTTGGTGTTCCATCTGTGTTCACACTCACGAATAAATTGTTATCTTCGATAGGAATAACAAGACATTTCTTTGTCGCAGTGCTTCCTTTGAGGCTTGCAACGCCTGCGTTTTTATACTTCAAGGCGTTAAGTTTAATACCAAAATTTTCTTTTTCCATGTTGTGTGTATTTTATTTTTTTAGTTCTCTTATAAGCGCGTCAGCGTATCTTACAGCTTCCTTGGCGCAAGAATCGAGGTCTTGATACTCAAACATCGCATCATTCTTCTCCCGTGCGTCAAATCCTTCGTCCGTGTAAAGAGCGCAAAGCATATCTTTCGCAATCTCGTATCTGCGCTGTTCCCAGTTAATCGACCTATGGGTAATGTTTGTCGTACCGTTACGCTTTTCTCTTGTTAGCTTTGCTACACAATCTTTGCAACGTCCCTTGTAGGATTTTGAGAAAACAGACAGCGGCAAAGTCTGTCCACATATCTCACACGTTTTTGTTTCCATATCTCCGTTTTTAAAGTTAGCCTTCGGAATAGGGAGTCGAACCCTTATCTGCGCCGTGCTTAAGGTTGCATACACGACTACTCATAATCTAACAACTAATAACTTATTATGGCGAAAGCTCGCAACCTACCGACCCAATGCCGGACAAATTATTCCGAAGATAAAAGCCCCACCGCCGTAGGGCTGTCCTAAAAAAGAAATCCTATTAAATCTTAAATCGCGCGTCTCGCGACGCTATGAAACAAACTGTTCTATTCTATAATACATGAGTGTTTAAGAAGTCAACCATTGCCAAGTTCTGCGAGAGAATCATCGGTTGGTCAAGCGTCGCGGACTTATACATGTCTGTTGCTGCGTTGTAAAAATCCCAAGCCGTAACCTTGCCCTTGTGGTTGTATGCAAGCATCATCTTTTCCGTGATGCGACCTATCTGTGCTTGATTCAGCGGTATTGTAGCACCGTTCCGTATTTCCTTGTGTTTTGTCTCGGAAGCGACGCGTAAGGCTGTAAGCATTCCTATGATTGTAAACATCTCCTGCGCACTTATCTCGCGACGCTTCATCTGTTCGATTTTCTCGTCGTCTTCGGCGGTGATATTGCGAAGATTATCAAGCCAAATGCTAACCTTTTCAAGCAGCTCGCTCAAGCCAACGCCCATCGTGCTGCCGTCTTTATATGTAGCAGCGTACTGCTCTCGATTCAACATTGTTTGGTTGTGACAGATAACAACGTTTCTTCCAATGCCGACCTGTAAACCTTTTTGGTGGAATGATATAGCAAGGTTTGTTGTTATAGCTTCGTCACCCTCGCCTTTGTCAAGGTCGTAAAGACGAATGTTGCAATACACGCGGCGCAGGATATGCGCTTCGATGGCACGTTCACCAAATTTTTCCTCCTTTTGTGGAAGACGGCTTACACCTGGTGCTCTACGGTCTTTGTTGTTAGCTGCGAACAAATCCCATATCTCAGCACGATAACCACGTTCAGCGCACATCTCTTGTATCTGCTGTATGAGCTGAAAATGATAGATGCCCATGAGCGGATTGCCGTTGTAGTCGTTTTCCTTTTCTGTGCGTGCGAGCTGTTCAAGTGTCAGTGTCTGAACCTTGCTTATGTCGAAATCAAGGAACTGACGGTCATTTCCGCTTGCAACTTCGAGTTCTGTTGCTGGCTCAGCGACCATGTTGTTAGATGCTGCTACATTCATTGTTGAATACATTGTTGTTTCTATTTTACTTTGTTGTTACGTTAAACTTGTTAATCTATAATTAGAGAGTCTCCACGTTTTCCACGTGCAAAAACTCCTCATCTACCTGCGTGTACATCGGGAGCATTGTTTTGCCATACAGCCATTTCGGCATGACACATTCGTTTAAATCTTCCGACTCGCTGCTTGGGCTTACGATTATCTTATTTTCAGGAACCCAAACTTTCTGATTTTGCTGCTCTCCAAAAGAGAACATCTGCGCTTTAGGCGTTTTGACATCCATCATTGCTTTAGGGTAACGAAAGCGCACCATTGTTGTCGTTATCTCCATTGTTGTTACTTTATGTTGTGTGTTAATAAAATATCCACATTGTGATATAAGCTACGGTAAGGCAGACACCCATGCTTAATGCCCAATACTTACACTCGTTTATTTCTTCTTCACTCCAATTGCGTGGATCCATGTAATCTTTCATATTCTTTTTGTTTTGTGGCGAAGCTTAACACCTCGCCTTGTTTGTTACTTTTCACAGATAATAGTCTCACCGTTGTCTGTCACTTCGGAAAGATATCCTGTAGAGACCTTGTTAAAGAGCTTCATCGCAAATCCTTTGTTTGTTGTGTGACGAGCTTCGTCGGTCTGCTTGTTGTAAATACAGTAAATCATAGTTGTATGTCTTTATTGTTAATAATGTGTGAAGCGTTGTGCTTCGCTATGTTTCTTTGTTAAAGGATATATCTGTCAATCTTTTTGCCGTCGACATAATCCTCTTGCCAAACCTCGTTGTAATCCGAAGTGTCATCAACAAAGTAGCAGCAGACAGACACCATTGCAAGACCGGCATCCAAGCGTTCTGTTTCGTAAAACCTGCCGTCGCTGTGCTTGCCGATGTTTTTAGACTGTGCTTTAGCAATCTTACAAGCCTCTCTGTAGTTGTCAGCTCCGATATAGCCAACTGATTCGTAATCGTCGGCTGTATCGCCTTTCACATGCTGTTTTAGCGCCACCTCGTAGCGAGGTTTAACTGTGTCGCCTTTCCAATTTTTCATTGTTTTATCTCCTATTTTTATCGGTTATTAATTTTAACACCACAAAATTAATAAATTATTAATAGATAGCAAAATTATTAACAAGAAAAATTTAGTATTTAATATCTTTTAATATTTAATACTAAACGCTACATTAATAATTTATTAATTTTGTGGCGCAATTAAGAGCTATCGTAATGAATTTCCCAATCTAAAAGAACAGGGTTAAATATATTAGACCTCCTTTCGCTATCATTACGAACTCTTGTAAAAAATCGGCGATAGGAGGTTTTTTATTTGAATAAAAATATGATAAAGAACATACGATACAGCATTGTTGATGGTCTTTTCAAGGATAAAGCATCCCTGAAAGCCATTGCCTTGCTGTTGTTTTTTTATCATAGAAGCGGAAAGAATGTTCTCAAGGACTGGTCAGCAAACAAGCTGGCTAATGTAACGGGCGTACATGCGTACACTATTAAAAAGCGTATCGCTACACTTGTAGATATGGGCTATGCGAAAATAGACGGCAGCTTGCTTGTTTTTCTTTCCGTCGTATCAAAGCACAAGGATAGAAACATTAATATATCAGATATATGCTACGACACCATTAAAGATGTAGAAAAATCCTTGTACGCAATTCTTTTGTGCATTGTTCAGTCTCGAAAGGATTTCTGTAAACGTACCATTCTACAAGCTCGCACAGCCAAGAAATTTGATGTTATCAAAAAGGCTCGCGCACTTAAAAGGAAGTATGGCTACGGAGATACTTATACCGAGAACGGACTTTCGTACAAAAGGATTGCGCAAAAATTAGGTATTTCGCTGAAAACAGCGTTCGATTATGTTAAGTATGCGGTTCTTAAGAAGTTTGTTGCGGTGCAAAATCATTTTCACTCTACCTTCATGCCTAAGGTAGGGGGATATCCTGTACCCTGCTTTACCTTCACAACTAACAACTACGCTTACAACGTAACAGCTAACACATATACAATTATAAATAAATTATTCAAATTAAAAAATCGAGCTACAGCCGTGCTTTAATGCATGGTATATATAGATTATAAAAAATATAGGCTTATGAAAAATTCCACAAAGCTTGAAAAAATAAAGAAATTCCTCGAAGAAAACGGCATCGCGTACAAATGTCGCAACAGGCATAGAAATGGGCACTGCGACTTGTTTGTAATTGCTGCGAAGGTGTCCGTGAAGATAGAAGGAGCAGACGACGATATATTTTATCGCAGACACAGGAAAGGCTACCACCCTGTCTTCGTACGCTCCTCCGACACGCCTAAGTTCGCAATAGAAAAGGTTGCAAACACAATACGCGAATCAATGATTAACCAACAGACACACTTAATGAAACAGCACCATGTGTAGACGAAGATATTGTGGAGAGTGTCCGATGTTTAGATACGAAGACACTGACGGCATCGGGGAGTGTTTTGTATGCAAAGAGTTAAGGACTTGCGGTCAAAAGTGTAAGATAACCCGTGATAATATTACAGAAAAGCAGGTGCTACGCATATTGCACTACGAGCAAAAATGGCGCAGGGGAACAAAATTAGAGATGCTTTCGCCCGTGCTGTTTGGTGTGGCAATAGACGGTGCGATGCGCTTTATCCGCAAAACGTGTAAAAACAAGTCTTGATATGAAAGCTTCAAAAGTTTTAGTGCGCAGGATAAGGCAAGACCTTATGTCGAAAACAAGCGACGCGGAAAAGGCTGCGATACGCAACTGTGAACTACTCGGATATAAGGTCGTTAGACAACAGCCCATAACGACGGGACGCAAGTTGTATTTTGCCGACATATATATTCCATCATTGAAGTTGATTATTGAGGTAAACGGTGGCTATCATTTTACTGATAGTCAGAAAAGGAAAGATAAAAACCGAAGTCAAGGTGTGAGGCGACTTGGATACAGTTTATTTAATATCACAAACAAAAATGCAAGAGACGTAAAGAAAATAGAACAGTTAATAAATAAAGCAAAGAATGGGAAGATTATTAACAAGAAATGATTTCCTCCAAAGAGCCCATGAGGTACACGAAGATAAATATGATTACACAAATACAGTCTATATAAACAATAGACATAAGATAGACGTATGCTGTCCTATACATGGTGTGTTTACACAATTTGCAAACATTCACTTGCAAGGCAAGGGCTGTCCCAAGTGTGCAAAAGAACAAAACTATAAACCTATATATGGTGTGGGAATAAATGATTACAGAGGCATCATAAGGCATAAAGGCGTTTTTATAAGGTCTTATGCTGTATGGGCGAGTATGCTTTCAAGATGCTATGATAAAAATTATTTAAGGAAAGAACCTGCATATATAGGATGTGGTGTCTGTGAAGAATGGAAGTACTATAGTACCTTTAAAAAATGGTTCGACGATAACTATATAGATGGATATGTCTTAGATAAAGATGTATTAAAACCAGGAAATAAGGTGTATTCGCCTGAAAACTGTGCATTCATTCCTGTCGAAATAAATAGAGCTTATGAACGAAGGAAGCGGAATATAATAAAGAAATGTCCAACTGGTGTTGTATGTAATGGCAAAACGTTTAAGGCGTACATTACAATCAATTCTCAAAAATACGACTTAGGAACATTTCAAACCGCACAAGAAGCATTCGATAAATATAAATTCTATAAAGAGGAATACATAAAAAGCCTTGCTGAAAAATATAAAGGAAAAATCTCTAAAGAGGTATATCGTGCAATGTATAGATACAAGGTTACATAGGCAATCGCTCGTCAGGAATTTGGCGCATGGGTTATCACGTTGTAAGATTGAGCAACCACGACGCGCGTGATATAAACAAAGTAAAAACAAAAATAGAACTTATAAAAAGGAGATACAGAAAATGATTTAAATGTATGAAAAGACACGCATACAGAAACAAAGTACCCTACTCCACGCTGCATCCCGACGCAAGACACTGGACTCGCAAGGGCAGTTCGTGGAAGCAGAAAGTTGGCTACGACACGAAAGACGAGGCGTGGGAGTTTCTTGAGCAGAACCCGAAGCTGAAAGCGATGGGCGAACGTCCGTATTTCTGCGAACTATGCTCTAAGTGGCATATAGGCAGACGAGCAAGAAGCTTTAGAAGGCAATGAAGAAGTATTACGAAGACAACAAGAATCAAGAACAAAGTGTTTTAAAATGAAGGTTTAAATGAAGAAAAAAAATAAAAATAAACGAATACTCTACGGGTATCATAATTTGCGCGACTTATCGGAAAGAGCTTTGCGAAATCTTGATGGAGCGATGGATAATGCCCATGATGTAGCTGTGATGCGCTATGTGTTGTTGCAGTTCACTAATTGGTTCAAGACTGACTTCAAGAAACTGCCACTATTCGAGAGCGACCCGTTTGTTGACGACTGGTGTAACGGTATAGCGAGGGAGATATACCGTTATATGTCAGACATTACAAAGAAACAAGAAGGTAAAAACAAGAACGAGATATGAAACAGGAGTTATTGGATGATTTGCAGCGTCTGCTGAAATGCCCGAAGACGGAGTGCGCCGACAGAGCTTTGCTGGACGGTGCGTTGAGCGGATGGCATGAGGAAGCTATAGAGTTTTGCCATTTGGCGGAAGTCTACGATATAGGCGTTACACCTCTTGAACTTACAGAGGAACTTAAAAGGAGTGGAATATTCAATGAGGACGGCTTGCCCGACCAGCGTTTTGTTGATTGCGGATATTTTAGAGTCGTTGAAATGAAGTATGTGTCAAGCGATGCAGAAACCAATATCATTTACAAGGTGATTGTGTATCCGCTTGGTATCGCATTCATTTCGGGTTTTACAGACGCATTGAAAGACAGAAAAAGACAGAGCAATGACTAAGGACTGGAGCGGAAACGGCAAGAAATAACAAACAAAAATAAAACAAAATGGAAAGAGAGAAGATAATAATAGAACTTTGCGGCGGCAGGATGCCTGAAAAGGCGCACGATGCCGATGCAGCGTATGATGTGTTCACCAAGGAAGACATGGAGATGTACGACGGGGGTCGTTGTGCAATACCTCTTGGTTTTAAGATACAGCTTCCGAAACATTTGGCAGCAGTTATACAGCCAAGAAGCGGCATGTCTGCCAAGGGTATGTACGCCCGAGTGGAATTTTTTAACAAAGATAGCGCAGAAGTGCGCATTGATGCCGATGTAAAACTCGGCTTGATAGACAGCGGCTATACTGGCGAGGTGAAAGCAATCGTAAAAGCCCACGAAATTGATTGGCTTGGCGTAAAGAGGGTTTATATCCCAGCCGGCACCAAGATAGCACAGATGCGCATTGTGGAGATACCAAACACGGAACTTGTGAGTGGTGCTATCAAAATTCAAGAAAATGATGATAAGAAGCGTGGCGACAACGGCTTTAATTCATCGGGAGTAAAATAATATAACATAAATAAGCCGTACAAAGGCGGCTTGTAGGTGCGAATCCTACTATTGATTTTACTTGGTTTTGTTACAAAAGCTGTGTCGCAGAAATCGCGAAGCTCGCAAATTGGGAGTGGTTTTTCTTTTGTGACAACTTTTTTAATTTACCATGTACCCAATCACTGGGGAGCTTGCATGGCTTTAATGCGTGTTGTAGTCGTGAGGATTATGACGCGCATTTTTTAAAATCGCACAAATCATTTAATTTTCATTAAATATTAAAGATTTTCTATTATTTATTTTGCCATTTACTAATAAATTATTAATTTTGTGGTGTTAAAATTAATAGACAACTAAATAATAGGAGATACAACAATGACAACAGAAGTTTTAAACAAAAAAATTGTAAACTACATCATTAGCGACATTGAGCTGACTCTTCAACGTTTGGGCATCAATGTACAGCTGTCAATCGAACAGTGCGAGGACTACAAGCATGAAAAGTTTGACAAATTAATCAGCACAAGCTTTCAAACAATGCCCATGCTTTTTAAAGAAATTCATATTGAAGGTAATATTAATGTAATAGAGGATGAAAAGGACAAAGATATTTGCAAGGTGATAATCAACCTCAATGTAGGATATACATATTTCGATGGAGGAACGAACGGACATAAACTTGGTAGGGTTATGTATGTCGTAGACAAATCTTACAACGGCACAGACACGAAGCATATAAATATATATGTAGACAAAGTAAAAACTCTTGCTATCTAAAAACACAGCGGAGCGCAACGGCTCCGCTATAACACAAGAATAACGTAATATAGGAGATACAACAATGAACACAATTATCAATAGAATGTGCATCTTTCACAGAAGCTTGCTTCTTACGAGGCTATAACAAGATAGTACTTATGTTGTATCTCTTCGGTGGTGATTGCTTAGGCGGTCGCTCCCGATTCTAAAGAATTTGGAGAATATGGAAGAAATAATCAAAATTACAGAGTATAACGGCAAACGTGCCGTCAATGCGAGAGAGTTACATCAGTTCTTGGAGAGCAAGCAGCAGTTTGCAAACTGGATTCAGAACCGTATCGAGAAGTATGGATTCGTTGAGAACCAAGACTTTTGCTCATTTAATAAAGTTATTAAACGAGAAACTGGTGCTACAACAATAACTGAATATGCCCTTTCCGTTGATATGGCAAAGGAGCTTTCTATGGTAGAAAACAACGAGAAAGGTCGCTTGGCTCGCAAATACTTTATCGAGTGCGAAAAGATAGCAAGAGAGGCGGTTGTGGCTTCTTATCAGATAGAAGACCCCATTAAGCGTGCCGAACGTTGGATTGAAGAGCAGAAGGAAAAGAAGGCACTCGAAGCAAAGAACCTTGAAATGCTACCAAAGGCACATTACTTCGACGAGCTTGTGGAACGCTCCCTGCTCACTGGTTTCCGTGATACCGCAAAGGAACTTGGCTTAAAGCAGTCTGAGTTCATCAAAATTCTTATTGATAAGGGGTACATCTACCGTACACCGAAAGGCGAGCTGAGACCGATTGCCAAATATACAAATGATTTATTTGAATTAAAAGATTTCAAAAGCATAAGCAGCGACCACGCTGGAGTGCGGACTTGGATAACAGTCAAAGGAAAGAAGGTATTTCAACTTCTGTTTGGTCGGAAGGCATAAAGTTGCTGGTTCTTAGCAAGAAAGCTATTAAATGCTATTAATATCAATTTATTTCTATTAAAACAAAAAATAGTTGGAGAATAATTTAGTAGTTCGCAGATTTCTTTATAATTTTGTGGCGTCCTACATATTCAAAGGCGGTGATATAGCCGCAAACACAATCAGTTGGCGGTATTTTTTACCACCAATCGAAACATATCGGTATCGTACCCCCGTGTGAAATGTTAATGCATTCACTGCCTTTGAGGTGTAGGACAACGGGAAAGGCGATACCGTTTTTATTGCCGATAACTTTCAAATGTCCTACAATGAAAGAAATTAAAAAATTTAATTCTCCAATGTTCGGAGAACTTCGTGTAACACGAAATGAGAAAGGCGAATTACTTTTCTGCCTTAAAGATGTATGCAACTCACTCGGGTTGCAAGTTGGCGCAACGGCTAAACGGTTGGGAGGAGACATTAATTCAACTAATGTCTCGTCTATAACTGTATTGGATGCGAATAATCATGGACAACAAATGTACTTCGTCACCGAACCCGACCTCTACCGTTGCATCTTTCAATCTCGCAAGCCTACAGCTCGCAAGTTTCAAGATTGGGTATTCAACGAAGTGCTGCCTTCGCTTCGCACAACAGGCGCATACGTTGTGGCTAAAGAAGAAGATTGCGAGGAAGACATTATCGCCCGTGGCTTGATAGCAGCTAAGGCGGCGCTCGCACGCCGCGAGGAGCGCATTAAAGAACTTGAAGAACAAGGTCGGCGGCAGGAGTTTGTTATCGAACAAAAGGACGCACAAATTGATGCGCAAGACAAGCAGATTAAAATCGCAGCACCTAAAGCGGACTACTACGACAAAACACTTGCGTCTACGAGTTGCATGACAACAACACAGGTGGCTGACGATTTGCATATAACCGCTCATACTCTTAATCGCAAGCTACAAGAAATAGGTATAATCTACTCGCAGTCAGGTCAGTGGCATCTAAAGATGCCGTACAAGAAATGGAACCTGGCAGGCACACGCACCTACAACTACCAATCAAGCAACGGCGAGGTGGTAACGAGAGTAACGCTTGTATGGAATCAGCGTGGCAAGCGTTTTATTCTCGCGCTTTACAATAACAATTTTGATGTAAAGCGAGCTATCGCAGAGATAAAAGGTGACATATCAAACAAGTAACACAACCCAAAAAATAGAGTAGATTATGAACAACAATAAATCAAACGAAAACGAAACAACCTACAAGGTAAGCAAAACCACAACCAATATGCTCAACATCCTACGCGAGTTTGTAAGTTGGCAGGATAAGGCTATAAGCCTGTTTGAAGGCAAGGAACAGGGTGACGAAGTTATAGAAGCAACGGTCGCGACATTTGACAGTATAAAAAGAGCTATCGCCGCCAACGTTGAGCAGAACCTTTGCAACTTGCAGAGTGACAGGATTTAAACCAAGACAAACATTAAGCACGGAGTACATCGCATTAAGTTACGGTGTGCTCCGTTTTATTTTGCTTATAATGCATCATTTTCGCAGCCTGTATAAAGTTATAAACACCAACAAAAACAGCCCAGCAAACCAAAGAAAAACGCCCAATAATAAAATTGTTTACACAGCTTTTTTAAAATTCTTTACACACATTCATTTATAAAGTAATTTTGTGTTAGATAAAATTTTCCATTAACGTAAACAGAATAAAGTATGACAATTAAAGAGAAAGTGCTTGCTTCTTGCAAAACGTCGTTCGCGAAGTACGGTTTGAAGAAGGATGAACTTGCAAAGCTGGTAGACCAGATTGTCGCAGGTCGTGGTTTAACAGATGAGTCAACAGACGAGAATGTTACTGAAGCTATTACAGCCGTGGAGCCGTATGTTGGTATGATGCAAGCGGCGTTCAATAGAGCCGTGAGCGAAACAACGAAGAAGTACGAAGGCTGGGTAGACCCAAAGGCTACTCCGACACCTCCGACAAAAACACCAGCTCCTCCAGTTCCGCCAACAACAGAAACTCCGCTTACAGCCGAAGCTGTGGCGAAGATGATTGCCGAGGTAAAGAACGACCAGCAGAAGGCTGTAAACGAGGCTGTCGCAGCCGCTCTTGCTCCGTATAAGGAACGCGAGGAGCGCACAAGACTCGCAACGTTGCTGCAAAGTAATGAGAAGCTAAAGAACGTGCCCGAAGTATTCCGTTCACGCTATCAACTCGACAAAGAGGAAAACCTCGACAGTGTTGTGGAGCAGATTAACAATGATTTCACAGAAATGAAACAAAAGCTTGTCGCAGATGGAATATTTGTTTCTGCGCCGACAACAAGTACTCCGCAGTCTGAGCAGGATGATTTTATCAAGCGCATGGAAGGCTTCGCGCAGCGTAACGCTCCCAAGCCTGAGGGCGCATCGTAATCTCAATATATAGCAACAACTAAAATTTTTAATTATGGCTTATAAAGGAATGTTTTTCAAGAAGGTAAAGCCGACAAGTATCAAGGAGGCTTCTTGGTGGGAGGAAATGTGTGTCCGCAGACAGGGCGGTTATGACCTCGACCAGAGCAATCTTCCAGCTGGCTTGAAATGGCTTCCTAAGGGCGCTGTTGTAAAGCTTGGCACTGGAGGCAAAGCAGTTGTTATTAAGTCAGCAAAGGTAGCGGAAAAGGCAGCAAGCGCGGCTAAGACCGTCAAGCTCTCAGCAGGCTCTCTTTACAAGGAAGGCGACACAATCGGCGGCAAGAAGATTGCTTCTATTGTAAGAGCAGAAAGTGGCGACACGGTAACTCTTACAGCTGGACTTGATGCAGAGCTCGCAGAGGGTGCTGTTGTTACTGACTACGACAAGAGCAAGGATATTCTTCTCGGCTTTGCATACGCGACAAAGGAGTTTGACCCCGATGCTGCGCAGGTCGTAGAGCCGACTCTGCGTGTGATGGAGGTCGAGGAAGACTCTCTGCCCTACCCGATTAACAGCGACATCAAGGAAGGCTTGAACGCAAACGGCATCGCTTTGTTTAAGATTCAGTAGGTATTAACACAGGATAACTTTAAAAATATAGAAAAGGTATGAATAGTATATTGAAGCAGCTATTAGACCCTAAGTCTTTTCAGACCTATATTGACGAGAACATGAAGACTTCAACATACAAGGCTTTGTGGAAAAACGAGATCAAGCAGGTAGACTATTGCGCAGCCAAGGTTTATCAGGCTAACCTCGCTGAATACACAGCTGCAATGGTTGGTTCTGTTATCGCCAAGAACGCTGAAAGACCTGTTCATCACATGCCCGATTTCGGTCAGCTCACAGGTTCGGTTGGTCGCTACGGTGACGAGTGGGAACTCGGCAACGACTACCTCGACCAGATGCACCAGCTCGAGGGTCGCTATCGTGATGTTCAGGGTCGCAACTATACGCAGGCGCAGCTTAATGCGCAGTACGACAAACTTATTAAGTTTTCTTTCCGCCCGTTTGAACGTGCGGTCGTTGCTCCGCACAAGCGTCTTGATATGCTCTACTATGAAGGTCTTTACTTGGGCACACAGACCGTCTCTCGCACGAACAATGCTAAGGCAAACGTGTCTTACACCTTTGACCTCGGCATTAAGCAGCTCGCCGTTACAGCATCATGGGGCGAGGAAACTGCAACTCCGTTCGCGGACATCAAGAAGCTTAAGGACGAGGCAAAGGCTCATGGTCGCAAGATTCTCAAGCTCCGTATGTCTGAAAACACATTCTACAAGATGTGCAAGGCTAAGGAGATAAAAGACACCTTTAAGCTCAACCTTGGCACGGTACAGCTCAATCCAGCGGTTCCGATGCTCACAACAGAGCAGGTAAACACTTATCTGCGTTCTATTTTGCTCCCGACAATTCAGATTGACGAAGACCAGTTTGTGACCCTCGCCGACGGCACGACACACAACCTTATTGCGGATGACCGCGTGGTTGCTCAGTGCGCTGAAAGTGTGGCTATTATGAAGATTTCGGACGCATTGGAGCTGGCAGACCCGATTCCAGGCGTTTCTTACTCTTCGCACGACGACAACCTCGTTGGTTACTGGCGTGACAAGACTGGCTATCATATCAACTATGATATGTGGGCGCAGCCTGTATTTAACGGTCTCAATGACCTCTATATCCTCAAGACTACGGTATAATCGTAGCCTTGGGGTAAAATTTAAAAGATGTAGTAGTAGTTATAGTTGTAGTATTAAGACAAGGTAGCATGACAATCTCGGAAGCCATCGCAAGCGAAATTCAGCCTTTCTCAACGTCGGACGAGGCGTTGGAGAAGATGTTTATCGACGCTGCCGATAAATTCGGTGCCTCGGAAAGCGTCGATGACGCATACAGTGTGGCTGTAAAGAAGCCTGTAGCGTATGCTGCAATGCGCATACTTTACAAAATGCGTACACTTTCAAGCGAGAATGTGGGCGGTGTATCACAAAGCTACAAGAGCGATGACGAACTGATTGACGATATGATAAAATCTATTGCCAAGGACGCAGGATTGAGTGCTGACCTTGTTCTTAATACAGACTCTGATAGCTATTGGTTGCAAAGTGTAAAGGTTTGGTAAGGAGGGTGGATGTATGAACTTTGAGGATAAACTGCAAGTACAGCTCAAAATATACAACGTTGGGTATGTTCAAATAGGTAGCGTGTTCTACGACATGAAGGATAGCGGAGAACCAGACTTTGATGTTAAAAACGAAAATGTCGGCAGCGGATACGATGCGCAGGGCAATCCGATTGAAGCAACGGCAACACGCTTTCTCGATTTTGGCAAATGTCTAATCTTTCCGAATACAAAGGCAAGCCTTATCACGTTGAATGATGGCAGTAAGTATCAATACGCCTACGAGGTGATAGCACCGCTGTCAAAGCAGAAATACAAAATGCTGCCAACGGAAGGGGATACTGTAAAAATAATGAAAAAAGACGGCACAATAGAAAAGGAGATGGAAGTCAAAGGGTTTGTTACCCTTAAACGACGCTATTTGAAATTGTGGCTATAAAACGCAGGGTATGATAATAGGTGACGACGCTGTAAGCGCGATGTACGAATACATTTGCAATAACCTGCCGAATATAGGAGTTGAAAAGGGTAACGTTTTTAAATATAAACGACCCAAAAAGCTTGATTCGGACAGTTATATTGTTATTAATCACTTGCCGTTTGTACACGAAAGTGAGATAGAAAACGGCATGATTAACGTAAACGTGCATGTGCAAAAAACAGCCTCTGATGAACCGAATACAAAGAAACTTACAACGCAAGCGAAAGCAATTCTTGCCTTGTTCGAGAATAGCGCATACCTTGGCGGTGCATATTTTGACAGCTATTCTGATTCTCTTCCTACAGAGGACAACGATAATACATACTATATCAATCTGAAATTCAAAGTAACGTATAACAACTTAAAGAAATAAAATATGGCAAAAACAGGCAAAGACGGCGTGTATGGCATTGACGAGTTTGCAATCGCTACCCCTGCGGAAAATGGTGCTTATCCTACCAGTTTTCCATTTAAATTTAAGGCTATTGTACAGGGCTCTTTGAGCTTTAACGACAACGCGGCATCTACAACAGACGTTGAAATCGAAGACTCAGAAGACCCGTACGCAGTATTAACCTCTTCGGCTGCAACCAAAGGTTTTACGGTTCAGACATACGACATGTCTCCTGAAACGTATAAAGAGATCCTTGGTTTTACTTCAACTGACCAAAAATGGAACAACGAGCAGCCAACAGAAACACAGGTATTCAAAGCTGTACAGATTAAGACAAAGGTACTCGACGACATCCCTGCAAAGGTGTTCCAATGGGCAAAAATGAAGCTTACTGTCACCCGTAGTGGCTCTATTGGCAAGACCGGTCTTCCAAATCTTAACATTGAATTCCGTCAGATGGCAGTAATGGATGCAAGTGGCGAGAAGGTTTCTGGTCATCGATGGGCATACCTCGAGGACGTTAAGACAGATGTCGAGAAAAAGCTTTAAGTATTTGCATAGGTTATATAATTTCAAATCGTTAATTAGCGGCGAGGCAAGGAGAAATTCTAAGCCGCGCCGCCTTTATTTTAAGCATACAACTATATGAAAACATCAGAGAAAAAACATGTAGCGGAAACGCTCATGGAAAAGTCAACAAAGATAAAGGTCGGCAGGTTTAGTTTCGAGGTTAAACCTTTGACATTTATGCAGATTTATGAAATGGCTGCCGTTGCAAACGACATTAAAAAGCCAAGCTGGAAGCCCGGCGACAAAATAAATGTGTTGCAAGAAACTATCGCACACGGCAACGATGCTCGCCTTATGTGTGAAATATTTGTTATTTGTGCGTTTAGAAAGACATGGAAGCGTTGCCTTTGGAGGCGGTATATAACCAAGCGTCTTAATGTCAATGCTTTCAATGACCTTATTCAATTTGTAAGTCATTCTTTTAATGTAAATTTTTTCTTAACCTCTATAACTTTCCTCACCCAAACGATAGCAATGACAGAGCCGACAACGACTCGCCATGGGCAATCATCGGAGGAGTAATGAAATACTTTCGTATGAGTTACGAGGAGGTCGTATTTAATCGCTCATACATCAACATAATTCTTCTTAATCGCTCAATACCTTCATGGGATAACCCAGACAAAAAAGAAGATGAAGGTAGCGACAAAAAGAGAAAGGAAGAAATAGGCACTTGCAAACCGATAAACAAATCAATACACGCATCAGATTTCTTTATGAATATGATGGGATAACACTATATATATTATGGCAGAAGAAATACTTGGTATAAGCGGACAGATGGATATTTCCGATATCCAAAAGTCATTCGACACTTTATTTGGAAATCTCGATGAGCTCGGAGTAAAAACGGACAGCCTTAGCGCACGAATGACAAAAGCGTTGAGCGATATTGCACAAAGTTCCGATGTAAGCAACAAAAGTACACAGCAAGCATTTAAGGAGCTTAATGCGATAATATCCGAGGCGCAGGAGAAGCTGACAACAACGCCTAAAAAGATTCAAGATATTTCTTTGGAATTGTCAAACGCAGCAAAAACGGTCGAAACGCTTAAAGATAGACTTTCGCAAGCGACGGTCGGGACAACAGAGTGGAATACGGTTACTCAAATGCTTGAAAATCAAAACAAGACTGTCGAACGACTCAAGGCGCAGTATTCCGCATTAACAAACACTTTTTCAGACGCTCAAACAGCCGCTAACGTGCTCGGTACAACAATGGGTACTGTCAATACTGTTAGTTCTCTTTCAAACGCAGCTACTGGCGTTAATGCAGGGCTTCACGTCGGCGTGGCGGCAGCCGTGGGTGCTGAAAGTGTGGCACACGCAGCCAATGCGGAAAAAATTGGAGTCGAAACACAGGCAGTAAACGACAACACGCAAGCGTTTCAAGAAGCAAATGAAACAAGCAGACAACGAACAGAAACGGCAAATGCAGAAGCGATAGCACTCGACAAGTTGTCTGAACAAGTGTTGCAAGGCAAAGCAAGCGAAGAGGAGTATATAAAAGCCAAGGAGAGCGCGGAGGAGCGTTACCGTCAACTAATGAACGAGCAAGCGGAATTGCTCGAAAAGGAGAAAAAAGCAAGAGAAGAAGCAAATACTTTTAAGGTTGTGGACGGTAATATCGTCAGTGGTGACAACGATATGAACGCACGTGCCGCTGATGCACTTTTGGAGCGTGCTGCAAATATTAGAAAAGAAGCCGACGAAATAGCAAATAGCTTAAATCGACTTTCCGAGGCGTACACATCAACGACACAAACAGCACAAGCTGAGCAAAAAAAAGAAGAAGAAAGCACAAACAAAACGCTTGACGCAATACGAGCAAAAGAAGATGAACTAAAGAAGCTCAACGAACAAGTGGAGCTAATGAAGGCGCACCATGCAAACGGATGGGGCGGCGACTTCTTTACGTCTATGCGCAAAGGCGAAAATCCGCTTAACGTCATAAAGGACTATTTCGCTGAAGGTAGCGCAATCAAGGAAAAGCAACAGCAAATTGCCGATATTACAGCAGAGCTTGAAAAATTGCGCACGGCAGCGGACGAAACAAAAACATCTACTACCGATATTTGGAGTGGAATGTCAAAAAACGACATTACAAACTCTATACAGGAAAACATTGCGCAATTAAAGATACTCAAAAGCGAGTATTCCGAAATTGCCCAAGTTTACGGCAAAGACAGCGATAAGGCGCAGGCAAACAAGGAAAAACAAGAAGAAATAACTCGCGAAATAATCCAAAGCAAGGAAAAGCTGCGCGAAATGGGCACATCCTATGAGGATGCGACCAAAGAAGCTAAAAAAACCGCGAAAGAAACCCAAGGTATCGGCAAGGAGGCAGAAAAATCTTCGTCAAAGGTTAAAGGTATATTTGGAGGGCTTAAAAGCTCTTTTAGCGGCTTGATGAAGGGCGATTTCTCGGGTTTGTTTAAATTCGTTGGAAAGATTGGAGTTTGGGGCGCTGGCATTGCAGCTGTAGGAAAAGGCTTATTTGAATCGTCTAAAGCGGCAGAGGCGTTTCGTGTAGCCTTACAGCCATTAGACCATTATATGGATACTGACAAAATAAAAGATGTTCGTCAGAATATCTTAGCATTGACGGCGACAACAACGAAATCGTGCGCAGACATGGCGAACGCTGCTTTGCAGTTTGTAAAGGTATGGGATGGGCTTAAAGATGCGCCTGGTGCTCTTACTCAAATGATAAAGAGTGCGAATGAATACGGAGCATTAACTGGGAAAACCTCCGAAGAAGGTGCGAAAGCCATTTCTAAAATGGCTTCCGAATACCACATGACGGCACAGGAGGCTTCGGAAATGAGCAATATCATAGCGTCTGCGTCAAAACATTCAGTAAGTTCATTTGGGGAAATGTCCGACGCTATCGCTTCCGCCGGTTCAACAGCGTCACTGTACGGCATCGGCTTTAAAGAAATGGCTACACTAATTGGCTATTCGAGCGGACAGTTCGGCGACGCAAACAAAGCAGCATCCAAATTTTCAATGCTGCTTATGAGCATGTCGAAACTGCAAGACAAGTACAACCCGTCAGTAGTTGGCATGGTTACAGCTCTGAAAAACCTTAAAGATGCTTATGAAAGAGGTGAGAATGTTGCGTCTAAATTCATGGCTCGCAACAGATCCGTGGCGATGTATTTTATTAAAAATGCGGATGCGATTGAACAATACGGGAAAAAACTGGAAGATGCTCATGCGAAAAACGAACTCCTTAGCGACCTAAGCTCTCGCGCCTCCGTTAATTTAGCGGCTTTAAAAAATGAATGGAACGGCTTTTTAACAGGTTTGAATGCTAATCTTACGCCTGTACTCACAAATATTCTGAAATTTTTTAGAACAATCACGGGCGGAGCACAAGAAGCTGCCGATGTGCTACATTATCTAAAAGTCATGGATAATGAAAAAGGTCGGTCTAAGGCATCAATCGGTCCTGTTGGTACAGGTGGCTTTAATGCCAACCTCGCAGGAAGCACAATCGCAGAAGGGGCGGATGTCGATTTGTACAAAAAACAAAGAGACGCACTACAAAAAATCTATAGCAAAGCCGTTGCAGCGGCTCGCAACAAATATAAGCCAAACTCAAAAACGGGTTACAAAGGTATCAGTGCCGAAGGTATGTTTAACGCAGGTATGAATGCCGTTAAAAATGCTATAGAAAACAGCCCACAAAATTACTCCCAATTTAAAAAAAGTCGCATCTATAACTATTTTTACAAAGAGAACAAAAAAAACACTCTCGCGTTAAATCAAAAACCCAACAATACAAATACAGATTTAGGCGGCGGTTTCGGCGGCGACGACAAAGGCGAAGAAGCACGCAAATATCGTGAACAGCTGGCTGAACAACAAGCAAAAGAAGAAGCACGCAAGCGCAAGGAGAGATGGGATTTGTATGTAGCGGAAGAAGAAAAAGGCATCGCAAAAGAAAAGGATGTTGCTGAAAAGGAGCGCCGTCAAAGAGCACTTGATTTTGAAAAAAAGATGCATCAGCTTGACGAAGAAGCAGAGCAGCTTAAGCAAAAAAACATCGATACAGCGAAGGCTAACTATGAGAAAGACCCGGCGAACAAGAAAAAAGAGGGTTTTTACGCATTAGGGCTCGACAAGAAAGTTGGTCTTACAAGCGAGCAGCAGAAGTATATACAGACTAAAAAGGACACGCTCCTTGTTGAAAACGCCGAAAGCGAACGAAAGTACTTAAGAGAACAGTTGCAATATTACTACGACTATCTTAAAGAGTTTGGTTCTATTCAGGAACAGAAGTACGCTATTGCAAAGGAATACGACGAAAAGATAGCTAAAGCAACATCGCCAAATCAACGAAAACTTCTCGAAGAGCAGAAAAAATCAAGTCTTGCAAACGTTGAGTTGGAAGCGGTAAAGCAAAACATCGACTGGGGAAGCGTTTTCGGTGACTTCGGAACGATGTTTAAAGACCAGCTGGAGCCCACAATCAAATCACTCAAGCAGCTCGCCAGCAAAACAGAAAATGTCGACGAAAAGAAAACGATATGGGAGCTTGTAAGTAAGCTGCAAAAAACTGGCACGCTGTGGGATAGCGATATTTTCGTAACTATATCAAACGACTTAAAGACATACCAAGAAGCTATGCGTAGCTACGCTGAAGCTCAAAAAAAGGAGCAAAAGGTAGCAGACGAACTCACGGAAGCCGAGGAACGTTTAAAAAACGCCCAAAAAAGCGGCAACGAAAAAGATATTCTTGACGCATCAGCAACTGTCGACAAGTTAAAGAATCAAATGTCCGAAGCAGCTGACGCTACAAAAGGAAACAAAGATGCTGTCGTTAAGGCAACGACCGACTTACAAACGTCTTCTCAGCGAGCTGTTAATCAATTTCAGCAGCTTGAAAGCTGTTTGTCTGGTCTTACAAGTGGAACATTAAAAGGAATTGGCGATGCACTCATGGGGCTTGATAAACTGTTCGGCGGTAAAGCTACGGACAAGGCTGCAAGCAGCTTGGTTAAAATGACGACAGAACTTTTTGGCAGCAACAGCAAACTGTCTAAAACACTTACAAAGGTGCTTGGCGAAAGCGGCATGACTGGCGAAATAGTATCTGCTGCTCTTGGCATTTTAGATATACTTAAAGATGGTGTGGAAAACTTAGTATCAAGTCTTATAGACACGATATTAGGAGCTGTAAATGGCTTGATAAAAACAGCCCTATCTCCAAAAACGGTTACTGGCATACTGAAAAGTGTTTTTGATGGAGTAACAAGCATTTTTGACACACTTTCTTTTGGCACAATAAGCAACATCTTCGGGGACAACAGCGCTAAGATGGAAAGCAAAATTGACAAGCTAAACACAAGCAATGAGGCTTTGAAGATGTCAATTGACAATTTGAGAGATAAGATAGAGAAGTCAAATTCGCTCTCCGAAATCCTAAATGCGCAAAACAAAAAGGAAAAGCAGACAAAGGAGCTTGAACAGAACACCTCTAAGCAGATGATTTACGAAACGTGGAAGCACGGCGCATGGCGTTCCAACCTTGCTGCATCCGTTGAGGACAACAAAGGGTGGAAAGACGCGATGAAGCAGGTTTCTGCTATTTTGGGCAAAAAAGTTAAGACGAGCGGCGACTTTCTTTCTTTGAGCGCAGAGGAGATGCAAAGAATTATCGACAGTGACAACGGAGCGGAACTCTGGGCGAAGATTCTTAACGAGTACAACAAAGAAGGTGGCAAAGGCGGTCGTTCAGACAAACTGAGCGACATGCTGAATCAATATGTCAACGACTTCGGCAATGTTGCACAAGATATGGCTGACGAGATAAAGGAAAAGCTTAACGGCATTTCTTTTGACAGCATGAAGGATAGCTTTATAAGCGCGTTGATGGATATGGATAAGAACGCAGAGGACTTTGCTTCCGACTTCTCGAAGATAATGCAACAGGCATTGCTTAATCTTAGCGTTGATGAGCTAATCAACGGCAGTGAAAACAACCCAAACAGCGACAGTTTAAAAAAGCTGTATGACGACATGGCAGAAGCTATGAAAAATGAAACGTACAAGTCAAGAGCCGAAGAATTTGCACAAAGACAGCAGAAACTTCTCGAGCAAGGCATGAAAATGCGCGACGAGCTGGCTCAGTTTACTGGCTATGGGGAGCAATCTTCTCAGTCGGCGACCGGCAAGGCTATCGAGGCTATAACAGCCGACCAAGCAAGCACATTGATTGGCATTGGCTACGCTTTACAAAGCGCCGTCGAGCAAGGTAATGCTACACGCGAAAACATACACTCTAATGTCGAAGTGATATGTAGCTATCAAATGCTGATGTCAGACAACATATCCGAAATACGCGACATGCAATATCAAGGCTTGAATCAACTGCAACAGATTGCAAAAAATACCGAGCCTATCACGGGTATAAACGAAAACATCGCGAACATGTACAAGTTAATAAAGGAGAGAATTTAATATGAAAAATCAAGCATTTATAAAGCTTTTGGGCGAAGACGACACGAAATATGTCGACCTTAATGAGTTTGGCGTTACCCTCATACGAGGGTGGCGCGAAGCTCTGCTTACTCCAGCACCCGTAAAAAGCTACGTAAGCAATGACAGTCGGCTTGAGCACGGTATCTCGATGGTTGCAACAGCGGACTGCGCCAAGGTAAATCAAAGAGAGATAGATTTGCCTATGTTTTTGGAGGGTGAGACAGAGGATGATTATCTTGATAAGCTGGAAAAGCTCTTTAATAAGATAGCTTACAGCGGAGAGATTTGCATGAAAGTCCCTGTCTTAAAGCGTGTTTTCAAATTTGTTTATTCACAGTGCACAAAATTCGGAGATTACGGACTAAAAAAAGGTAATTTTACATTGAAGCTCGTAGAGCCTAACCCGAAAGACCGACTAAAAATATGATTAATATATACAACCCCGATGGCAGCATTTCGATGCAAGCCTTTGTAACAAAAGAAGCAAAAAGAGAAGAAGAACTGTCTAAGTCTGACTACATTTCTCTTTCGTTCAATGCGACCGTCAAGGTTGTATTGCCAATGGGTGCGTATATAGAGCACACGTATTATATTGACAGAACGAGAAGCGTAACACAGAAGTTCATGCTCCTCGAACCCTACACACCTACACAAGTAGATGAAATGTCGTGGAAGTACACAATAGAGTTCCACCACCCAAAGATGCAGCTCGGGAAGATACCATTTTACATCAAGACCAAAAACTCACAAAACGAGAATATAAATCAAACGATTTGGAGCTTTGTGGGTACTCCGCAAGGCATGATGGAAAACGTGTGTACTTTCCTTAACAGCAATATCAAATTCGGCAAATGCGGATGGAAGGCTATCTTGTCAGGCGCGATGAATAATTCTATAAGCGTAAGCTTTAGCGACAACGATGTGTTGTCTGCTTTAACAGCAATATCAAACGCCGCTGGCGATGAGTGTGAATGGCATATTGACTACGACGACGAGATTATTTACCTTGGCAAGGTGGCTATTGAAAGCGCAGAAAAATTTCAATTAAGTGTCGGTAAAAACGTAGGCGTTCCCTCTGTTACAGAAAGTAGCGACGGATATTATAATGCTTTCGCGGTCTTTGGCGGTACACGCAACATTACGCAGGTCAATGATAAAAATGAAAATGTTTCGTCAGGCGATATAAGATTGCAACTCGCTAAAGGTGATGGTTTGATGGTTATTGATGGCAGCCCAGTACAATTCAGCGTAGACGAGTTTTCTGTTATGGATTTGCGTACGGACAAAACATTGCCTAAATTTACAAAGGTGCTGAATTTTCCTGATATTTACCCATCTCTTGACACCTACGTTTACGATGTTCGAGGACGCAAGAAATACGTTCTTGACCCACAAACGAACAAACCGATAGTCTTACGAACTGACGAACAAGGCAACGTGCTTGAATACAAGACGTTCACGGTTTGGTTTATGCGTCTGGCTTACTGCACAAAGAACAAAGAAGCGGACAAGCAAGCTGTCAACAGCACGGTTAAAGACGGCGTTACATATTATTGGTACGATTTTGTAATTACAGATGATTTAAAGATTAACGGAAAGAATTTATCTTGCTCGTTTGAACCCAATTTTGAAGAAGGAGCGTTGTCAACACCTCTTGTTGGTAGAGGAACGAATGGTGATAACGTTGGCTTTGAGCTAACCTATCACACAAAATCAAGAACTTCGCATGAATCTGACGATTGCTCAACTGGCAATTTCAACATCAAACAAGGCGATTATGAAATAATATATCAAGAGGACAACAATATTATAATCCCAACGAACGAGGAGCAGTTGATAATACCTAAGGGCAAAGCTTTGCCAACATTTGAGTGTAATAAGGTAGTCCTGTATAATATTGCTATGGCGGATGTCTATAAGGTGTCGGCACAGGAAAAGCTCTTGGAAGCTGCGAAAAAAGATATTATACTCGCGCTGGCAGACACAGATAACTACACCGTCAAGTCTTATCCGCATGTATTTAAAGCCCAAAAGCCAAGATTGCAAATTGGGCAGAGCGTTTTACTTTCAGGCAAAGGACTGCGACTTGATACTCGTGTTTTAAAACTCTCAACAAACTTGGATTTCGATTATATTCAAGAAATAACGGTTGGAAACAAGGTTATAAAAGGCGCTGTTTCGCAATTAAAAGAAGACGTACAATCAATAATCGCTAACGGCGGCGGCAGCAGCAGTGGTGGCGGTTATAGCGTCGCGCAGTTCGAATCGCTTGTATCAAAATACGGTATCAAACACTTTCTTTCAAAGAAATTTGCTGATGTCGCGCAAGAGATAATTAGCTTTGCAAAGGGTCTAAAATTAGGCAAGGAAGCAGCAGACAACCCTCTCGGCATCTCCTCTGACGGCATCGCAACACTCAAAGAGATTGTGTCGGCTGCGTTCCGTTCGGGTGCGCTCGGTTCTGGCTTCAAACTTGGCGATTATAACGGAAGTGGTGACAGTTACTTGGAGGTAGACCGCCTGCTTGTGCGCAAGGCTG